AGATTCTCTCCTTAAGAAATTAAGGAAAAAGAACACCTTGGATGCAGATAATCGCTGTTTATTGAAATTCCTCGATACGAATTATCGATGCGAGGGATGGACGAATGACCCTCAGAATAGTAAGGTCGAGACGTTGGCTGGGATGTTTAAAGACATCCTCGCTCGTTTCTTCGATCCCACCTATTTTCCGGACGATCTTGCATATTATATGCGAAGAGGTCGTACAGGTCCAGGGGTTACTCTTAGTAGTGCGTATACTGATTTGTATACGAAACTTTATGCTAATGAACTTAGCGCTAAGAGCGAGAGTATGTATATGATATACAGACTGATATGTCAGGATTCTTCTTCGTGGAGTCGTGCTGAGATTACTCGGCAAAAACTTTACGGGGATCCTGTTTATAGTCGCACTAGTCGACTTTCCTTTGTTCCTAAAAATGACGTCGTGTCTCGTTCCATTTGCGTAGAACCAACCCTGAGCATGTTTTATCAGCTCGGGGTAGGTAGCGCAATAGAGGCACGCCTGTTGGACTATTTCGGCATTAATCTCGCCGACCAGCCAGGTAAAAATCGTCGTCTTAGTCGGATTGGTAGCTTAACAGGTGAGATTTTCACTTGTGATCTTTCGAGCGCCTCTGACTCGATAAGTGTTAAAATGTGTGATGTATATCTACCAAGATATATAAATAGCATATTACACTTTGGGCGTTCGGAGGGGGTTACTATCCCCGCCTACGGCCTTCAGGTGCCACTAGCTATGGTATCAACAATGGGAAACGGATTTACATTTCCATTGCAAACGACTATATTCGCTTCAGCCCTTTTAGCCTGCTATAGGTTTAGAGGAATTGAGGCGATACTCCCACGCGGGAAGGAATTCGGTAACTTCGGAGTTTTTGGTGATGATATAGCAGGTGATCGGAGAGTCTATAAAGACCTCTGTCAATTGCTTTCATTCCTAGGTTTCGAAATCAACGAAGATAAATCGTTTAATGAAGGTAATTTTAGGGAGTCTTGTGGTCACGACCATTTTTGTGGGCGTAATATTAGAGGCGTATATGTAAAAAGCCTCGATACACCGCAAGACGCGATCAGCGTTGTAAATGAGTTTAACTTATTTTCAGCCCGAACCGGTATCCTCC